AACATATTATGTCTGGGTTTTTAGTCGCGTTAGCTGGACTAATCGCAATTCATCAACTGGACAATTTCAAAGACAAAGACCATAAATGGTTAACTGGTTTAAAAATGGCGAATACAACTCTTTTCACGATTATATCTACCCTAATCGCATTCTTCGGTGTGATAAAAATAACACATAGCAAAGACCAACACATTCATATTCCCGGTGGACTTGTATCTATGTTTGCGATAACAGCGTTTATTTATATTTTTACCAAGTATTATAACATTGACCGGGTAAAAGACATCGGAGATATAAAGTCAGAACTACCTTCCATCATATCACTCGAGTCCATATCATCGAATACCATTAAATATGACGCGGAAAGTCTTATGAAGATGTTACCTTTCTCGGCCGCGATGGCGTTTACGGGTCTCCTAGAATCACTTATTATGGTAAGGGATGCAGAAAGCGCGCTTGGTGTTAAGGGTGATTCATTTCGTGAGAGTGTCGTTCAAGGTATCGCAAATGTGGCGACTGGTCTAACTGGTGGATTTGGTGGATGTGTACTAGTTGGTCAAAGCAAATTGAACTTATTCAATGGTTCCAAAACCCAGTTTTCATCTGTGATAACTAGTATTCTTTTTATTGTAATCGGTCTATTCTTTAGTCGCGCCATAAATGAGATTCCGATTGCAGCTGTGGTCGGTGTCATGTTGCTGGTCGTATATAAGACAGGTGACTGGGACAGTATATTCAAACCACAATCTTTTGATAGGCGATGGATTATTACATTGGTTACTGCAATTGTCGGGTTTATATCAGGTAGTTTATCACTTGGGGTCGTCGTTGGTGTGATATTAGATAAGATGGTTTCCCGATTATAATGGAATGGAATGGAATGGAATGGAATGGAATCCGAATGCTAATATTCACGCCATAAACATAAAATTGAACTGTTATGTTTATGATATATCGGACGCATGATTCATTCATTCGTGTAATGTCTATCGCCACCGCCACCGAAATCGCCGTCGCCCCTGAACATGTTTCCGTTCACATGGAACGCCCTCCAGTCACCGCCAATGAAGAAGAATACTGGCCTCTTACCATGGAGTCCGTGAATCAATGCGACCTATCGTATTTCAATGACAAATGGTCCGAAGACATGATTCGCGACGGAATGCGCTCGATTCTTCTGGTCGGTGAATTACCCGAGGTCCGCGACAAGGAAATCAATGTTTGGAAGTACCTCTCACAATACAGTCCACCTTCCGACCGCGGATTCATGTTCAGTTATGGCGAGGACCGAATTGTTACGCTTGTCGGCGATAACATGAAAACCGGACATTCTGGTGCAAGCATGGGATGGACCATGAGGAATATCGAGTTCATTGCGAAGAATGGGCTTCCTGCACAACGGGCGCGGTTTCTGAAGAGCCAGAGCCGCCGCCAGAATAACTAGGCAGCGCGTCGACATTCATAATAATATGCGTATTTCGACCATCTTTCAAGAATTTTGCCGACAACGCCGCATGCTTCTTATATTTTTTATGTGTTATCTTATACGTATCAAAAAGCGGATTATGAATCTCGTTCGACGGAATATGGCCATGAACCGACCGCGAAATCATCTTATACAGTTTGAAATCGGGATACCTCTCTTCACCATTTGATTTGTAAAGCACATTGCGCCCCTTGTCGTCGGTCGTCCATTTTACGACCAACTTGATAATCGGGTCAGATTTGCAGAGCTTTTCCACTTTACGCAAATCATAGATGAAATAATCGAAGAGTGCGCATGCAAACCGGCATAAATCGAAACTGAAATTGGGTTCAACTGTTGGTTTGTCGGGGTTATAATAGGGCGGAAAGTTGTACTGCGTGGCAGCGTCGCCTTTCGGGTGGAAACTGTCGCTACAAATGAGCTCGCCTCGGAATTTGTAGATTGCGCGACCGAAATCGATAATTTTGAAAATGCGGCCGTATGTGGGGACCTTATAATACTGTCCTTCGTAGAAGTAATAAAGGAACTCCTCGGTCGTTTCAATGAACATTACATTATTGGTATGCAGGTCGTTATGTGTGAACTCGAACATTTTTTGATACATGATAAGCGTCATGATGATTTGGAATAGAATCGACGACCACTCTTCTTTCGTGAGTTCATCGGTCATCATAATACGGTCAAGTGTGCTTACGCATTTTTCAAGGAGGATGGCTTGAATCGGGAAGTCTTTGATTTTCACGATGATTTGTTCATCGTCGCTGTCATAACTTCCGGTATCGCTGTCGCTTCCGCTTCCGCTGCCGGTGTCGCTGTCGCTTCCGCTTCCGCTTCCAGAGTCGTCGCCGCCGCTTTCGCTACCACTCCCGCTCTCATCGCCCTCTCCCTCGCCCTTGCCCTTGCCCTTGCCCTTGCCATCGAATGATGTATCATCCACTTGAATTGAATCCGGTTGATTCAGGTCGTCGTGGTCGTGGTTCTCATCGTCGTCATTACTCATTGTAGTATACGACGAGTTTGACTGGGATGAATCACTATCACTCATTTCATCATGGTCTCTTGTTTGTTTTTTGGGGTGTAATGCAACACTCGAAATCGCGTCGGTTTCATCATCATTTACGCCTACGTCGACGACTTCAAGCGCGTCTGCGTATGCGGGTGCATCGGCGTCTGTCTGCATCACACACTCAGTATCCAGCGCATCAACGGAGACAGGTTCAATCGTAACCGTATCGTCGCATATCCCCGACTCGGACTCGGAAATATGGTCCAATATGTTGATACGATTTTTCATATTATGATAATCATCGTCGGTTTGTAGATAACTGTCTTGACCGGTTGGTCCAATCATTGTTTTCATTTTGTTTCGAATCTTCATCATCTTATTCATATTGACATCCGAGAGGTCGCCTTCGATATCATCGCCGAATTGGGAGTAGTCAATTGTGAAAAGGTCGTTTTCATAGTTATTGAAAAAAGCGCACCCGACTAGATAATCGATGTCGTCGAATACATTCGTGGAAAATTCGCGTTGTTTACAGAGGTAACTACCGTAATAATCGACTCCGTGGACGACTCCATGGGTATGAAGTGCGCGACTTGTCAAATACGAGAAGAACCCATCAACATAGGACGTATTGTTTGTATTCAACATCTTCTCTTCACATTCATCCAGTGTAGAATTGTATTTAGGAAGAGTGCGCGTCTTATTCTCCTGAACTTGATATTTTCCAGAGAGATATCGGATAGGGTCCAATAATGGCGAATACTTCACAAATATAGGGACATTACTTGTGTTGCCATTGTCGTCAGCAATGATTGTTTCCAAATGGTTTAGAGAGCGACTCGTGTCGTGGTCGTCGTGGTCGTCGTGGTCGTCACGCCCACTCTCCATAATCTGCGATGGATGCGATATAATGTTTTGTAAATAATACTTTTGATTCAACTGGATTCCGTTATAGTTGGTTTCGGCGATATCGAAGAATCGCGAGTAAATCGGAATATAATTCTGAATATCATACAATAATGCGGGTTCAATTGTCTCCGGTGTATATTTATGTTTTCGGTAATGAAGTTGAAATGCCGTGGATGCCGTGGATGTCGGCGTAGACGTAGGCGAAGATGACATATTTGTTCCTAAATGTAATGTAATATGATTGATACCTAGAAGTTTTATATTCGATTTAAACGGGCGTTCCATTTCATTCCATTCGATTCCATTCGTGTAAATGTCATAAAAATAATATATTCCATTTTTATTACGTTACATTCCACTCCATTCATTCGGTGTTCCATACATCACCATGAATTTAGAACTCGCCAAGTTCGATATGAAGGCCATCAGTTTTCGACCTGACGAAAATAAGGGGCCAGTAATCGTTCTCATTGGACGTCGTGATACCGGCAAAAGTTTCCTCGTGCAGGACCTTATGTTTCACCATCAAGATATCCCCATTGGAACCGTCATCTCAGGAACAGAAGCAGGTAACGGGTTCTTCGCAGCCCATGTGCCAAAACTATTCATCCATGACGCGTATAACACCGCAATCATAGAAAATATTCTCAAGCGCCAAAAAGCTGTGTTAAAGCAGGTCAAAAAAGATATGGATACATACAAGAAATCATCCATTGACCCTCGTACATTTGTCGTTCTGGATGATTGTCTGTATGATAACAAATGGACGAAGGACGTGATGATGCGTCTCCTCTTCATGAACGGGCGTCATTGGAAGGTCATGTTAGTCATCACAATGCAATATCCCCTGGGTATCCCTCCAAATCTCCGCACGAATATCGACTACGTTTTTATTCTCCGCGAGCCATATATTGCGAACCGTAAGCGAATCTATGACAACTATGCTGGCATGTTCCCCACTTTTGAGAGCTTTACTCAGGTCATGGACCAGTGTACTGAGAATTATGAGTGCCTGGTCATCAATAATAACGCAAAATCGAACAAATTACAAGACCAAATCTTCTGGTATAAGGCACAACAGCACGGGCCATTCAAGCTGGGCAGTAAAGAGTTCTGGGAAATATCGAAGAATCTCGGTTCTGATGATGAAGGCGAACAGTCGTATGACCCTAATGCTGCGAAAAACAGTAAGGCACCGAAGATTAATGTGAAGAAGAGTAAGTGGTGATGGAAAGTTGCTTCGCAATTCGGGGTAGCGGTTATACAAAATTAGCATTCAATAGAAAACCGCTTTTGTTATAACAAAATCGACTTTACAAATTAGCATTTAATCATAATTCTTGCTTTTCATTTACAAACGCAAGTATTGTTTTGACATACAATTACATAATAATGCTTTTTATTTTAAAAGCAACTAATCTATTATGACCCGCTTTCATAAAAACCGCTTTACATCCATAAAGCGAAAAAACTTAAAGACATACGTATATACATAGTATAACATACGCTGATAACGATGTCCTCTGCTTCTTCTGCCTCCGCCACCTCTTCCGCAACCCTCAACATTGTTGATCTCATCGAAAAAAATCCGATTACAAAGTTGTCTCAAAAATATAATAACCTCCTTCTCAATAAACTCCAAGAAAACTTCAACACATTCGAACAGCAATTGTTTGTTGCTAGTTTTTATTGTTACCTCAATTATGATAAGAATACTGATTATATCGTTGATTTGGATGATGTATGGAAATGGTTGGGTTTCGCACAGAAAATAAACGTTAGAACATTGCTCGAAAAAAACTTCAAATTTAACGTGGATTATACGGTTACCATCCCAGAATTCAAAAAATTAGAAGAACAAGAAAATACATGTAATGGAAGTGATGAAGAACAAGTAACCGAAGAGGGAGGCTCTTCGAAACCAAAAAATGGCGGTCAAAACAAACAAACTATCAAACTCACAATCCGATGCTTCAAACTTCTCTGTCTTAAAGCACAGACCAAGAAAGCAGGTGAAATCCACCAGTACTATATGAAAATGGAAGAAACTCTTCACCAAATCCTAGATACTGAGACCAGCGAACTCCGCGCACAACTCGAACAATCCGCCGCACAACTCGAACAAAAGAACGAAGTCATCAGCACCCTCAACCAAGCCACCATCACCCTTACCGAAGAAAAGAAACGCGCCGTAGAGAAAACTCTCATCAGCCAATTTCCCGTTAATACGGAATGTATTTATTTCGGCACCATCGACAACACCAACTCCGACAACGAAAAACTCATTAAGTTCGGCCACACCAACAACCTCGCCAACCGCGTCGCCGACCATCACAAGAAATACACCAATTTCATCCTCGCCGGTGCATTTAAAGTTTGCAACAAAGTGGAAATTGAGAACAATATTAAATCGCACCCCAAAATCAAGCGCCAACTTCGCACGATTGAAGTCGCTGGTAAAAACAAAACCGAAATCATCGCATATGACAGCACCAATTTCACGATTGCCCGCCTTACAAAGCACATCGAAGACATTATTCATGCTAGAATGTACAATGTGGAAAACTTCAACAGGCTTATTCAGCGTAATCAAGAATTGGAGGCCGAAAATGCGAAACTTGTCAGTGACCTCGAATCGAAAAAGAAGGCGATTCACGAACTCACACTCGCCAATAATGAACTCAAAGAGAAGACCGCACAACAGTCGCAAGCACTTCAAACCGTTGCAAGCGAAAATGAATCTCCCTTCACCCAACACATTCTCCTCCCCGATAATGAAATGACGCAAAAGTTCGACCAATTCGTCGCGACATGCTGTATCGTGCGCCCTGACGTCGAAGAAGAGTCGGTGAATCTTGAAGGTCGATTCCGTCTATGGTCGCATACGAAACCAACAAAAGAGACCTTCCACTCACTGAAGCATTATATGGACGTCAAGTTCAAACCCAAGCGTATCGACCGTATTCACGGCTATCAGGGTATCAAATTGAAGACAGTGGAATACAAGAAGGTTGTAGCAAATGAGGCCGAAAATCCAGCACAATTCAGCGTTGAGACATTTATATTCCAGTGTTGTAAGTTCTCCGACCGTGGCAAAATCCTGAATTCTACACTTCTGAAAGAGTATCAGCAATGGAAAATCTCTGTGGGACAGACACCAAGCGAAACCGACCTGAAGAACCTGAAGACCTATCTGAATGCGTGTCCGAACGCACTTAAGGCGACGATTTGGGCTGAAAATCAAACTTCCAATGAAGGCTATTACGGCGTATCGCTAAGTGAAAATTATTACACGATGACACAAGCCGTTATTCAAGGACAGGCCAATCCGGTGATTAGTGTTCAAATTTCAACCACCGGTAAGAAAGTCGAGAAACGCCTTGTCAATTCAAATCAAGTATTGAAGACATGGGGTACGATTGCGAAAGCAGCCGTCGCCGAAGGATTTTCCACCGCCAAAATGAGCCGCAGTGTCAAAGACAAAACAGTATTCAATGATTATTATTACTGTGTAGCGGTCTAGAGTCTAGACACTCTCGTATACACCATAATAAACAATTTAATCTTTGAATTAGAATAAATAATATTATCTTATCTTATAATATAATTCCTTCTTCATTCTTCAATGAGAACTCTCCAACTTACGGTTCCGAAGACCACGTCTTCTACCGATTTTTCTGCCTCATCTGTTGCTGAAGCAAAGAACTCGTCTCTTAGTTTTGGTGGTGGCTACAGCCAGTCGAGTGGTTGGAATGCCAACGTTACATTTACCAAGAAATGGTAGATGAAAAACTTTAGCGTAGCGTATATAACATTATTATTACTGTATTCGACAGTAGTAATAATGACCATTGTTTTCATTTAGAAATATTCAAATACTTATTGTTCGGCCTCCGCCTCCGGCGCCCCCGCCCCCGTCAACCGCGACAATCCGTGGTCTGTATTCTTATCCATGACGACATCTTCGCTTTCAAAGAGTTCCTTGCGCATCTCTTCAACTGTCATGGTCACGGATGCAGACTCGTCTCCCGCATTCCAGATACCTCCACCGACACTCTCGACCGCGTCGCTGCTCGTGAGGTCCTTCGGCTTTGCATCGACCAACGTCTCACCGTCCGTCGCCAACATCTGCGTGAGTTTGTTCCCGCTTTCTTTGGCCAGCTTGATATTCTCCTGAATCGCCTTTGCCTTTGTCTCCTTGACACGCTTATCAAACTCAGTCTTGGCCTGCTCCTCATTCTTCTTCTTCTCCGCCATCAACTGGTTCAAGGTCTCCTCCATGTACTCCACGCGCCCAGTCTTGTATGCATCAGGATGAAACGGCACCCACATGCCGACAGGACCGACGAAGACGTCGTGATTGGGGTCCACCTCGCGCAACATCTGACAACGTAACTCGGCCTCCTTCTGTGAACCAAACACACCGCGCACCTTGAGACCGCGCACTGAAGTCTGGAAATTATGCTTCTCGTTGAACTCATTTTCGAGGTCGTCCTCGTGCTTGTCTAGGAATGTCTTGTATTCGTCGTAGATATTCGTCTTTTGCAGGGTTTCTTTCTCTTCTTTAGCAAACTCTTGAAAGTCGGCAGACACCTTCTCGAAATTGATATGATACTTGAAGGATACAAAGTTAAGGAATTGTACGAATTTCTCCATGGACTTTTGATAGTCCCAATAGTGGAGAAACTTTTCAAAAAAGAAATGGTCTTTCTGCTTCAAAATAGATTCCGGAGACACAAAAGAGAGACATGCGAACTTCTGACCGGCAATCGGTTTATCTTCCTCTAACAAGTCAATATATTTAGGATTTACATCACCGGAACTTGTGTTCTTTAATTCAACGCCGGAAGGAGGAGGGGGAACTGACATCGTGAACTGAAACCTTCGATTTATAATATACTAAGGTATACTTTATTTAAGTATTTTACGCATTCCATTCCATTCCATTCCATTCCATTCCATTTTAATTTCTTATCATTATTTATAATAAATACTCAAATGTCCGGAGTTTTTGATTTAGGCGAACTCGTTAAGAGAACCATTAAGTACCTTGTTGAGGGTGTTATGGTTGCTATTGCAGCCTACGCCATCCCTAAACGCAGTTTGTCGTTTGACGAAGTGGCCCTCATCGCTCTCACTGCTGCCGCCACCTTCAGTATCCTTGATACCTATGTTCCCAGTTTGGCCGTTAGCGCTAGAACAGGTGCTGGATTCGGTATCGGCGCCAACCTCGTCGGATTCCCCACACCTCTTCGGGTCTAAATGACTCGATAGACCGGATAGACCGGATACACCGGATAGACCAGTTTACTATAATATATGCTTCAGTAGTATATATTAAAGAAGTATGGTTGTATTACCAGGACTACATGAGGTTCGAAGATGGTTAGGTGTACCTCCACCTAAAAAAGAAAGTGGCGCAGTGTCCGAATATCGCGAACGATTCAATTCATATTATTACCATATTGTCGAACGCGACCCCGACCGTTTTAGAATCTTCATAGTTTTAGGAATTGTCTATATTCTGGTTCTTCTTGTTCAACAAAAACGCTATTATTGGTGGTATCCCTCATTCAACCTAACAATACCAGGTGTAGGCATTGCATTCCCAGATAGCCGCTCAGAGATTCATACAGTGATGACCGAATACATCATGAAGCGAATGCCGAGTGATATTGCATTCTTTCGAATGACGGATATGAATGTAGCTGCTGCATTTACATCCATTATTACATCCGATGAAATGTCGACGGTCGAAATGGACCGTATTATGACGAATACTCGTGTCATGTTCGTCATTAAGACAATGAAATGGGGGTACAACCGCGCTCGACCAGCTCAAATCGCACCGGACCTTATCAATGAAGCCAACGGTACATTATTACGGTCAGAGTCAGCAGACACCCCCGCATATCCTTCCGGTCACGCAGTTCAGACATATTATTTAGCGAAAATACTGGCGCGTAGATTCCCGGCGAAGACGCAGGCGTTGATGGAAGCCGCCACCAAGTGCGCAAATATACGGATTATGGCGGGTCATCATTATCCAAGCGACCGTGATTTCGGATGGTGGGTAGTTGACCGCTATTTGACCGATGTATAAACACCGGGTAAAGATGCACGGCGCGTCGTTTATTTAGTAGTAGTAGTACGTTTTTTCTTTTTGACAAGGTCAGTCATTAGCTTTTCGTAATCTACGTTCTTTTTTTCAATGTCACTATAACCTGTGCGCTGTATTATGCATACCGGTGTAATTAAATACCATCGGTCTTGACACTGAAGACGTTTCCAGTATGAATCACATGCGTATGCGGTTGCATTTCCTGGATTCGCGATAAGTGCCTGGAGACCTTCTTCGAAATTATGAATGAGTGTATCATAATAACGACTGCATACGAGGTAACACCCGGTTGTTTTACAATTCGATATACGGAAACAGTCAGGCGGTTCAATTTTAAATGGCGGATAATTGTTGCCAGAGAATAATACCACATCCCAGTCATCATTGTTGAACCGTGAAAGAAATGACGATACTTGATGAACGAGTACTTCCGGGTGAATAAGTAACGCATCATCTTCGAATATAAGAATATGGTCCCATCCGTTATTTTTCGCAGTTTGTAAACACTCGATATGACTCTTTGTACATCCGATTGCTCCGTTCACGTCGTCTTTGATTGCGGAAAATCGTGGGACTGGTGTAAATTTGAAATCGTCGGGATAGCGCGCAGTAAGTTCCTCGAACTGTTTTTCAAAGAGTTCACGACGGTCATTTCGCGAATCCAGATTGATATACATTGCATGTTTTATATCTGAAAATTTGTGCAACATTGCATATAATAGTAGAATAATAGTAGAATAATGATATTATTATTTATATCCATTTACGCTACAATAACAAACTTAAAAAGTGATTCCGATTTCCTACAAGATACCGTACTATTATACGAGGAGACTAGATGATAACAACTACCATTATGGGCGGGTTGGGAAACCAACTATTCCAAATATTTATGACGGTTGCGACGGCACTTCGAAATGGGGACACGTTCTTTTTCATGCATCATCACGAGTTACCAGGTACACTTGGATATCCACGTTATACATTTTGGTCCACCATATTCCGCGGGTTGAGAAAGTATCTTACCCCGTCAAATGACGTGAATGACCGAATGTTTCAATCATTACCGCGATGGGATGAAATCGGATTTCATTACACGCCCACACCGACCGACACGGTGAAATACCCGAAACCACTTCGCCTTCATGGTTATTTTCAGAGTCACCGGTATTTCTCTGATAAATACGCGGAAGTATGCGATATCATACAATTACGACAACAACAAACATGGGTGAAACAAATGTATGGAAACGATTACTTGAACCACGGGGCCGGGACCGAGGGTAACAAACGCGCATTCGTGAGTCTACATTTTCGAATCGGCGACTATGTACAATACAAAGACATTCATCCAATCACACATGTAGACTATTATTATCGTGCAATACAGCACATGGTAACGT